TTATCATCATAATAGGGTTTATCACTCGAAGAAAGAGTATTTGGCTTCTAGTGATTGGTCAGCCATCCATGGTTATTGGGATGAGTTGGGTCAGACCCGAAAGCATAGTCAAGCTATTTATACTACCATATGGAATGTTGCGCGTAAGCGAGAGTTGCGCAACATGGAAAAGATCCTAAGTGGGAAAGTTCGTACTTTCACCGCTTCAGCCATTGAGCAGTCAATTAATAGTTCAAGACTTTGTTATGAGTTTAACCAAAAATTTTATGATTCCAGTGGGAAGCATTGGAGTTTTGTAGGTGGCTCAAAGTTTTTTCGAGGATTTCATCGACTTTGTTGTCGTTTGAAGCGTCACCCTAATGGGTGGGCCCTCGATATTCGAGATTTTGATGCTAGTATTATCTCGCGATTGTTGATGATGCAATGTGAGATGAGGATTGATGCTTTTGATCATCAATCCAATACCGAGCAGAACCGTGAGAGAATGCGGAATCTGTACCACGACATCATACACTCCATAATGATTTTGGAGAATGGTGAAGTGGTGCAGAAACACACTGGGAATCCTAGTGGCCAGGGCAATACAATTGTGGATAATACAATGATTTTGTATCGGCTTCTGGCTTATGCGTGGTTGAAGTTAGCGTTGGAGAACAATGTTCTTGTTACTCCTACTATGTTCCATGCAAATGTGGAAGCCGCTCTGAATGGAGATGATAATTCATTTACAGCGAGTGATGCTGTTGTGTCTTGGTTTAATGGGAGAGAGGTTGCTCGAGTTCTCGGTGATGCTGGTGTTGTGGTTACTGCGGATTGCTGGGAAGCTCGACCAGCAGAGGAGCTGGATTTCTTGTCCCAAACTTTTGTCAAGATGGATGGACTTTGGTTGCCCAGGCCAGATACTGGGCGAGTGCTCAGTAGTTTGCTTTGGGGGACCAAGTTGGATGATCCTCGTTGGCATTTATTGAGAGCATGTGCTCTCAGGTTGGAATCTTGGCCTAATT